AGTCTGCCCACGCCCCGCCGCCCGTGGGGTTAGAGTTCGGTTGAGATTAGCACCTTGACTTCTGCGGCGGTTGTTATTGCGTATAACTGACCTGCTGTCAAGCCGCTTGCTTGTCCCGATATTTTTACGTTGTTGCCAAACGGGTAGTTAACGCTCATCAAACCGCTAATTGCTACACCGTTGGTGTTAAGCGAATTGGAAGCCGTGATGGACGGCAAACGGTTCTGCACCATCGGCACGGGAGTGATAAGGTTCCAGTTAATGTTCTGTGTATCTAACGCAAGGCAGATTTGTCCAGTAAACACATGGCCTGGGAAAGTTACCGCATACAGATAATGCTGGCACTTTTGCAGTTCTTCGCCGAAGTCGGGTGGAGCATCGTTGGCAAGGGTGGAAACTGTGCCTTTTTCTAACTTTGCCGCCGCTATCTTTACGCCTTGGCATTGGAGCGAAAACAAGGATTTGTCGGGTGCCCACAAGTCAATAAAGTTCAGCGTCACGCCCGTATCGCCCATCGCTCCGCCTGCGTAAAATTGGCTTCCCGTGGTCGTAAACGTGATGCTCCCTATTTTCCCGTCTGCTGTTTTTACTGATGCCGTATAAGTTCCTACTGGAATGCGGCTCGGTTCAAGCAACTGCCCGAAGTCGGGCGAAGATGTGACCGTTATGCCGTCAGCCGCAAGCACCACGCTACCGCCGAAAAGCGTCCACCTGTCAATGGTGACCTGATAGCTCGAATAACTCGTCTGCCCTCTTTGGTTGATGGGGAAAATACCATCGCCCAGTTGCGAGCCGCCGCCCACGAAGTACCAGTTGTCGAGGAGGTTGCGGTTGCTCTGATAGACGTCCGTGCCGTCGATGTGGGTGCCCACGTTCGTCATCTGAAAAGTTTCAATTGTATCGACTAAAGGCATATTTACCTCCTATGCTGGGTTGTAGTAGACGATGATCAGACCGTCGCCGCCCTGACCGCCTGCACTGCCGAGGCCGCCTGCGCCGCCGTAGTTGAACGCGTATGAGAAGCCGGTCTGTCCGTCGGCCTTCAGGTAGCACTCCTGTGCGCCACCACCGCCTCCACCTCCGTGGCCGCCTCTTCCTGATACGGTTTCAGCCGCCTGAGGAGGAGCGACCGCATTTGCGCCGTCTCCACCGTAAGAGCCGAGTTTCGCTTCTTCGCTGGGTAGGTCGTAAGAGCAGTACGCCGCACCGCCAGCCGCACCGTGTGCCGCACCACCGCCGCCAGCGCCGCCCATATCTCTGTACCTGCGGGCGCTGTTTCCCTGCCTGTACGAGTAAGAGAGTGCAGGCTGTCTCGCGCCGCCAGCGTATACGTTTCCGTCTTCGCAGTAGTGCGCTTCGCCGTCCGTGGACATGTCAGGTTGCTGTACGCTTCGCCCTGCACCGATACCACCAGCGCTTCCAGCCTCGCCTGCAGCGTTCATGTTTGCGTAGGACGTGCCGTCTATAAAGTTCGTGTAGTCGTCTATCAGTTGCGAGCCGCCAGCCGTGCTGTAAGCGTCCAGTGTGGTGTCTCCGCCAGGAGAGCCGAGTGCGCCGTTGCTGGCGCCGCCTGCTCCACCTACGCCGATGGCCGCATTGTCGTAGTAGGACGGCAGCGAGTTCACGTACAGCGAATAGATGCGCCCGCGCTCGCCCGGAGCGCCTGCTGCACCACCAGCACCACCCAGCTGCGGCACTGGGCTGTAGTACTGGGCGAGACTCATATCTGCTTTGCCGACTTCGCCATCATACCCAGCCTGCCCGCCGCCAGCGCCACTCAGCAGTACTACCAGCGCCTGCGCTCCTACCATCTCGGCAGGGAACGTCAGTCGACCGTTCACGATGTCGCTCTGCCTGAAGACCTTATAAGCCGAGTAGGAGTCCCCGAAGGGCCCCGGCGTCCAGTTCAGAGCGATCACTGCTGCAGCGTTCAGCCGCTTGGACAGCGTCACGTTCATGTTCTTGATGTAGCCCGTCTGCTGGTCGCCCCAGGGATCCTTGAAGGTCACCTTGTCGCCAGGGCGCTCCGTGTCCACCCGCATCGTGTAGTTGACTTCCTTCGCGATGCTGTAGTAGCCCTTGATGCGCTTCGCCACGTTCGCCACGTTGCCGGGGTTGATGAGCCAGTTGTCGCTCACCTGGATGACGTTCGGCGAGGCTTTTACGCCTGTATCAATGGCATAGATGGATGTGACGTGCGTGTACTTCTGCCCCGTCAGCGTGCCGATGCCCGTCACGATGGCGTAGTTTGCGCCGCTCTCGTGCACGGTCAACCCTGCAGCTACGAGGTCATGGCAGGGATCCGTGAAGTCCACCACCAGATGATCCGCAGCTACGCCGCCGGTGTTGTCGTACAGCGTGACGGTCTCGTCGGTGTTCAGCGCGTGGAACTCGTGCGAGGTCACCTCGACCCGCGTCGCAGGTTCCAGCGTGACGATCGAGCCGCCCACGTTCAGACTGACGTCCTGGATCACCTTCGCCGCACCGCTGCCGATGTAGCCGAAGTTCACCGTGCCGTCAGGGTTCTTCTTTACGGAGCCGCCCGCCATAAACAGCAGCGCACGGAGGTTGTCCCGAGCCGCCTGCACTTTTGGCAGGTGACCCGTGACAGTTGCGTCCGCCAGATCCGCGTCTATCGTATAGGGCAGGTTGCCCATGATATCCGCGATGATGCTGCCGACAGTCGCGCCGTTATACAGGCCGCCGTTGTGCCCGTAATACGTCGTCATACCGATGGCGGACGTCGCCTCGAAGTGGTAGACGCTCTTGTCTACCCGGCGCACGGTCTGCACGTAAAACGTCCCGACCATCGTCGCGCCGTCATTGATGTAGTAGTTCAGCGTGGAGCCGAACACGAAGTTCTCCGGGTCAAAGTCGTCAGCCTTTACCACCAGGAACTTGCCGTTGGCATCCACCAGGTATTTGCCGTCCGCGTCGATCAGGAAGAGCAGCTTCCCTTTGTCGTAGATCAGGTTGAACGAGAACGTGTCCGGCTTCAGCTCCTCGCCTATAAGTGCCTGGTAAAGCATCAGGCTGCTCGCCGCCGTCCCGCCGATCGCGAGATCCGCGTCGGTGATCGTGCGGCTGCCGTATGTGATCCTGTTCATGTTCATCGCTGCGTAAACGTCAGAACGACGCCTCCGAAGAGCTTGCGCTCAAACGAGTCGATTACCGGAGTGGACTGGCCGACCGAGATCCTGTACTTGCCGGAGATCGTGATGTTCCCGGACACATACAGGAGATCTTGATATGGTACGTCGATCGCATTGGATTCCAGCGTCCAGAGTATATTCACCTGGTCGTCCGTCAGAGGTCTGCAGGTCACGACCAGATCCAGTTTTTTCGCAAGCGGATCCGGCTCGTGCGTGCCGGCAATGGAGTCGATACCGTTCGGTCCTTCTACGGTCCTGGGCACCACGGTGACTCCGTATTTATTCGTCATTTCGGCGATGTTGTAGCCGCTAAAGGTCAATGTCATACGGGGCTGCCTCCCATCGAGATATAATTGCCGCCGTTGAACTGCTGCGCTTTCTTCAGCGGGTCCACCATCAGACGTGCCAGGGCTATGCTGTCCAGGGTAAGGTTGATGTTGATCGGAGCGGTGGACGTGTTGTTTTTGCCCAGCGTTTCCTTCAGACCTTCCATCAGCCTGCTGACCGCTCCTGCATTCATGACGGATTCACCTCTGTGCAGCTCTGCCACGTAGCCGTCATACGGTACGTATGCGAGGCCAGACGCATGGCTGCCACGGTGTTCCTCAGCCATTTCCTGACCGGAAGCCCGCCAGAATGCGAGCTTCTCCTTCATCCAGCTGACCTTCTCGTCGACCCAGCTCTTAATACTGCCCCAGATGTTCTTGAATCCCTCCCACAGGTTGTTGAAGATGTCCTCGCCGATGCCCAGCGCGGAGTCGACCAGGGTGGTCAGGAGGTTCGTGACACTCTCCACAAATCCCTCGACATCGCCGTTGATCAGAGCAATCACACCCTCCACGACGCCGCTGATCGAGTCGATGATCGGCTTCAGGTATGGCATGATCCAGTCGAGGAAGTTCTTGATGGCCTGTAGGAGAGGCGGCAGGGCCTGCATGATGAGGTCCAGCACGGACTTCACGATAGGCCATACCGCATCCATGACGGACTTCACCGTCTCCTGGATCTGCGGCATGTTGTCGATGACCCACTGCAGGATCTCCATGACGTAGGGCATAAAGTCGGACACCAGGGAGTTCTTCAGCGAGCTGATCGCGCCGTCTACCTTTGCGAACATGTCGTTCATGGCCGCGCCGTTCTGCACGGCTTCCTCACCCATTACGAGGCCGAGGTCGTGCGCTTCCTGGCGCATGGCGGCCATGTCTTCTGCAGATGCGTTCAGCATCGGGGTCATCTGGTAGGCCACAGTCTCTCCGAAGAGCTCCGCAGCCTTTGCAGACCTGGCGTTCGCGTCTTCCAGAGCGTAAATCTGCTCGATGGCCTCATCGAAGTTGATGTCGGTGCCCTCCAGCTTTTTTGCGGCCTTCTCCAGCGTGCTCATGGACACACCGGACAGATCAGCAGCATAGGAGAGCTCCTGGAACGAGTCCGTGGAGATCTTCATGCGCTGTGCGCCCTTGTCGATAACGTCCATCGTGGCAGCCGTGTCCTTCGCAGCTGCGACCATCGCTCCGCCAACAGCTACGGCTGCAGTCGTTATGCCGGCAGCCCACTTTGCAGCGGTCTTGACGCCGTTCGCCAGCTTATTGCCGAGGCCGTCCGCCTTCTCGCTGGTCTTGCTTATTGATTTTTCAGCATCGGCGCTATCCACCAGGATGCTGCCGAATAACTTAAAGATCTCCATAGAATTCCATGTCCACCTTATTCAGGCCGTTGTTGAATATGTCTATGTAACCCTCAACGTCTTTGAGGATCTCTTCCGTAGGTTTCTGCGGGCCCGGCATCAGGTCGCGCTTGAAGTCGTCGAAGCTGATCGCTTCCTGATATGGGATCCAGCGCATGAACAGCTTATCGTCGAGGTCTTTCTTCCTGGCATCTACGAGCACGCTGATGCACTCCGCAGCTGGTAGCCGGCTGAAGTATTCCCATGGGTATCTGCCGGCAATTCTCAGCGCTTCTTCGAGATCAAACCCGAAAGCGCCCGATAAAAATTTCCCAGGTCGTTCTCCTGGGAAAGCTGTGTAAGATTATCCGCGAGCTCGTCCAGATCCATCAGGCCGATCTGCTCTTCGGTGCACTCAAACGGACCGGAGAGAAACTCGTAAAACATCTGCTGCCCGCCTGTGCCCGATACACCGGCAATGATCTCCAGGATCCCGTCGATGCCGACGCTCTGAAGGTCGATGTCCTTCATGTCTTTGAGATTTTCAAGCAGCGTTTTGACCCGGGCACGGAGGCCGGTGTTGCTGACCAGCCTCAATGCCGCGAATACGTCGTTGGTGTTCAATTTTCTCATTTATGCCTCCTTTGCCGTTAAGATACGGCTGGAATGAAGATCTCGAAGGGTACGGCCTCCAGATCAGACGGATCATAGTGAGCCGTAAACGTGACCGCGACCTGTCCTTCGTTCTTGTCCTGCACCTGGATGTTGAAGCCATTCAGGGAGAGGACGTTCTTCAGTTCGATCATGCACGGATCCGTCGCGCCGACGATCTTTCCGACCCAAACGATGTTATCGATGTAGTGGCTGTCGGCCACATCGGTCGGCTGCACGCTGGTATAACCGGTCACGGTCGTGCCGGCCTTCCATGCGCCCAGGGCTGCCCTTACGGAGTCAGCCGTGACTTCCTTGAGGTTCGTCGTGAGGGTTGCCGTCCAGCTCTCGAAGACTTCAAAGCCCTTGGTAGGGCCTTTTACGCCGTCAACGGAGACCTGGCGAACTTCCGGCGTAGCGCTGAAAGTCGAGCCGCCCACAGTTGCGCCGAGCAGCTTGCCGCCGCTTACCGCGGTAGCATAGGTGTCAGTGCCCACGGTGAACCCCTTGAAAAGCGCCCCGGCATCGAGCTGGAGGTGCTTCTTGGTGGTAGATGTTAAACCTGTGTAAACTGCCATTTGTATTTCTCCTATACGTGCAGGCGCAGCTCAAACAGCAGCCTGCGAACATTAAGTGTCTTGTCGTCCGCGTCCAAGCTGTTGCGGACGTTCCGGTAGATCGCGAACTCCAGGTTGGAGTCCAGGTGGTAGAAGTGGTCGAGATCACACCACAGCTTATCGCCGAGCGTCTCCAGCGCGGTCGTGTCATCTCCGTGCGTAATAAGCCGGATTTCCAGCATGACCTGCTGAGTCCATTCGCCGGCAGTGTCATCCAGGTCGTAGACCAGGTACACCGTTGTGGACGGATCGCGCGCCTTCTTGAATGAAATGTCGACCGCCGTCGTGCTGCTTGTATTCCCGCATACTGTTGCCAGGATGCTATCCAGGGCTGTACGGAGGTCTTTGATTCCTACGGCTGCCATTTGCTCACCACCAATTCGATCTCCGATGAGGTGTCTGTGAAGTATTCGCGGACGACCCTGTAGGTAACGTTCCGATACACCACGCGCTCCTCGCCGTTATAGTTGCCTTTGTCGGCCAGCGTGATCACCAGTTCCGGCGTCCCGCCAACCGTCTCGGCCATGTACCGCTCCCGCATGGACACGCTCTTGACCCGACACGGCACCTGCTGGAGGTGTGTCCCATCGGTACGCACCGGATCTCCGATGGAGTTCTTCACGATGGTGACAGGCACCAGCTCGCAAACGTCGTTATACATCGCTCGCCTCCGAAATGTATTCCTGCGTCAGCGCAAGCGTGTCCCGGAGTTCCCTATAAAGGGCCAGGAACTGCTGCCCGCGCCCCTCCACATTCAGCATGCCGGCTGCATAGGTCGTGATCGCCGTCACAATGAGCGGATCGGTGTAAGCTGCTACGATTTCCTGCCGGATTCCTTCCCGGACGAGGTCTGCTTTTGCCGTTTCGATATGAATCTGTATCACAGAATCCTTCGAGTCGTTGTAGTCCGCGATGCCGCAGAATTTTTTGATGTCATCTGTCAGTGCCATTGTCTGTTCTCCATGTGTTCATTAAAGGAGGGGGCGGAGTAGAAAATTGATAAGACCTCCGCCCTCGGTGAAACGCTTCACAGCGTCACCTTCTTAGGTTTATTGTTCCATTCGTCGATGAATGACTGACCGCCAATCACGACGGAGGAAACGTGGCCGAATTGAATTGAGGGGTCGCACCAGATCTTCTTGCCGAGGTTGTTCAACCTGGCGCAGAAGCTCAGATCCTCCCCGAGTCCGTAGATCGGAGAGAAGGGCATGACGCCTTTGTTGACGATTTCCGCTAACACGTCCGTCTTCATCAGCACCCCGGCAAGGCCGCAGCCTTCCACTGGGAAAACTCCCTCTGGTATTGACTGTACATACTGAACGTCCAACCGATAGACTTGGCCTTCCGGGATGATGCTGCACTTGCTATATACGCACGGCGGGAAAGGGTCTTTCCTACCGAAGCACAGCGCTGTCAGGACGTCCTTGTCGTCGCCCATGGATGCGATCATGCGCTCCAGCGTGTCCGGCTCGAACGTCATGTCAGAGTCGATCCACAGCACATGAGTGAAGCAGCCATCGACGGCTCGCTTTGCCAGCTTGTTCCTGGCGTCGTAGATCAGACTGCCGACGCAGAAAAGGATCTCCGTGCCGACAGGCGTCCGGAGCCCGACGAGGCATTCAGCGAAGTTCGCCTTTACCTCGTCCCCGGACGGGATCGCGATCAGAATTTTCATAATGTTCCTCCCTCAATTCAAGTGATCGACTAAGAGGTTGCTCTCGTGTACTTCACGAAGGCTGCGGCCGCATCCAGCTTGCCGTCGCCGTAGCAGACGGCTCTGTAGTTGACTGCATTGCTCTTGAAGCCTACGCTGTCGTCTCTGTCGATGTTGATGCCGCCGGCAACGTTCATGTGGTACGCCTTGGCGCAGCCATAGAAAATGGTGTCGGTGGAGCTGATGACGCAGTTATCGTCCATAACGACGGGCTTTCCGCCGATTGCGGGCTTCAGATCTGCAGACAGCGCGACGAAACCGGGCAGATCGCAGACGGCCATTGCTTCATAGAAGACCTTGGTCGGCATGATCCAGACGGCGTCAGCCTGGTACTGGCTGCCCAGGGAGCCCATGATCTTCATCAGGTCAGCCTTGGTGATGGCAGCCTTAGTGAAGGTGCCGGTAGCGGTGCCGACGGTGCCGGAAATACCGGTGGGTTCGCCGGTGCCGGAGCCTACGATGGCAGCTTTCTGCAGCGCGACGCGGATCTTGTTGCCGAGAGCTTCGGCCAGCTTCGCCTCGAATGCATCAATGCTCATATCAGCAGCGCTGCGGGGCATTTCGACGGTCTTGATCAGCTGGTACAGAGCCAGGGCAACGTGGCCGATGGCATCCTGCTGCTCATTGCTGGCGGACCATGCTGCGTCGCCGTTTGTGGTGTAGTTGGGAATGTTGACCGGACCCGGATAGGTCGTGAAGTCGATGTACTTCAGCAGGTCAGCATTCTTCATGAAGTTGATGATCGTATTTTCGGTGATGGTCGGGATCACATCGATGGTGGACATCGCGGCACGCTCTTCAGCGTCCAGAGGTCTGCCCATAAGATCCTTGAGCCATGCTGCTCTGTATTCAGCAGAGTCCGGTTTGAAAGTTCTGGTTTCCATTTTTACCTCCTCGGCAATGGGTTTTGTGATTGCGCCGCTTGCTACGTCTGCGAGTTCTTCGCGGCGTGCTTCAGCGGCTTCGATGATTGATCTTTTTCGTTCCCGCAGCTCGTCCATCTCGGCGTTAAGAGCCTCCAGGTCTGCGCCTTCTGACTCAAGCTCGGAATCGATGGCTGCAAGCCGTTCCTCGACCTGCTCCATCGTCATTTCGTTGATGCTCATTAGTTTTCCTCCTGAATGGTGGCGAGCTTTTCCTTCAGTTCCGCAATTCTACGGGCGCGCTCATCGCTCCTGGCATTTGCCTTCGCACTCTCCAGTACGTCCTCAGCACTCTCCAGTGCTTCGGAATCAGACCTCGCCGCGAGCGTCGTGCTCTCATACGCGGGCCATGTCACCGCGCTGACCTCATAGATGCGACTGATTGATGTGATACGGCGAACGGGATTATCTGCGTCCAGGTTTTCCCATGCTTCGCCATCTACAGAAAACATGAAGCTCATGCCGGAGATGTCTCCGCGTTCAGTCGCAGAGTACAGGGCCTGAGCCTCAGTGTTTCTTTCGGTGTCCAGATCCGCGCGGATGTCGAGACCACCTTCCGGAACGACAGACAGCTGCATTGTGCTGTTCGCGTTGTTGTTCCGGGATCGCGCCAGCGGAATCATGTCGGTGTTGTGATTCACGAGCAACCGGACGTCCTTCATGTCAGTGTTGTCCAGTGCGCCCGGTTCGATGTACTCGGTGAAGAATCCGTTGTCATACGGCTGGCCGAATACGATTGCGCGGCCCTCGATGAAGTGGCCGTGTTTCTCGTTCTCCCTCGCTTCCAGAGTGAAGTCGAACGCTCTGCATTCTTTCTGTTTCATTTGTTTGTCCTTTCTCAATCACTCGCCGCGCCGAGGATCTTCTCACTTGCTGAGTAGTATTCGCCGCGGATGATATACGTGTCGCCGCCGTCCCAGGTCGGGAGGTGCATGATCCGTGCGGCTGTGTTCGGAGTCATCATGGCCCGGTCGGTCATTTCGGTGATGACCTTCAGCTTTTCCTCGATCGTCGCGTATTCCAGGCGGTCGGAGCTGAACTGCACATAGTTGCCGCGCGTCTTCTGCTCGCTGGTGAAGAGCATGTTCGTGATCACCATGCTCAGCTGCATCGCGAAGGGCTCGATCTTGCCGTCGTAGAACGCATTCCAGTCCGCACTGGAAAACTCGTTCTGCAGGATCTTTCGCGTTACGCCGAAGTGATCGAACACGTTCGCTTCTACAGCGTTCACCTGATCTTTGTCGACCATGTACGGCTGCGCGGTGACCTGCTTGACGTCGCTGTACTTCGCATCGAACAGCGCTATGCCGTTGTTATTGTCGATTGAGAGGTTGTCCTTCGCCCAGCGCTGGCGCTCGGCTTCGATGTCCGCCGGCTTCAATGCCTGGGCAAGTTTGCCCAGGAAGCGTATCGTCGCACCTTGCTTGATGCCTTCGGTCATTCCCTGCTTCTGCATCGAGAGCAGTTCGACGGTCTCCAACAGCGGAGCGTTATTCTCGCCAAAGAGGTCCTGTTTATACAGGAACTTGCTCAGGATCCCGACGTGGTTCAGCTCGATGGCTGTCTGCTCTCCGGATCCGAGCTTGAACACGATGCACGGCTCACCGCGCTTGTTCTCCCGGAGCTCTGCCCGGGACGGCATGAGCGGATAGAAGCCAACGATACGCTGGAAGTAATCGTCGTACAGCGGAATGATGAAGGCCGTGTTCTCTGTCTCGTAATAGGTCGCCAGTTTGTACAGGAACTGGTATGTGTTCATCCAGGGATTCGGCTGCCAGGTGAGCACGTTGCGCAGATCCTGGCGCGCGCCGAAGATCTCCGGTGTCAGTTTGCCGATCTGGTTCGCGATCGCGTGGATGGAATCCCGGCACAGCTCTGATTCATAGATTCCGCCCCGAAATGACCGGAACACCGGTTGATAACCGGTCAGCGTTTTCAGATACCCGCCTGTCGTCTGCTCCACGAGCCGCCGCGGAAATAGTCTTTCAAAAAGTCCCATGCCTTACTCCTTGTTAAGGTTGATGTATTCGCCGCGCTTATCCTGCAGGACCTTATAAGCGCAGAGGTATGCTGCGGTTCCGTCGATTCGCCTTGTACGGTCGAGCGACTTCACCGGCTGAATGTTCCCGTTTAAGTCCGTTTTTACGTGCGTATTTATGAAGCACCACTGGTCGATCGGGTTGTCGAAGACGATGTGCTTCGCTTCCAGGTCGGCCTTGGTGTCTTTCATGGGCTGCGATAATGTAATCACGCCCTGGCGAACCGGTATCATTGAGTTCGGCCCGAACTCGCCCTGGAACTCGCGCAGCAACGAGTCGTCGATGTGCCACGGGTCGAATCCGATGTATAGCGGATACAGATCTTCCGAATACTTCAGCTCCCGGAACCAGTCCAGGAAGATCTTCTTGTCGCACTTGTTTCCCGGGCAGGTCCGCATCCAGCCTTGGTCGATCCAAAGCTGATATGGAGCGGAGTCTCGCCCGCGCCGGTCTCCGGTCTTCTCGGCTTCCTTCAGCACGCTCTCCGGGATCCAGTACATGCTGCGCCGGTAGATCATCGGATCACCAGGCCGCTGGCACAGCACAGTTGCTGCATTGAGGTCCGTTGTGTCCGCTGCGTCAAAGCCGCCGATGCAGTAGTCGAACTTGTACTCGCCCAGATCCGCTTCCGCGCTCACCGTGTCTTCGTATCGTAGCCAGGATCCTTCCGAAGTCTGCTTCAGGTTGAAGTCCTTCACCAGGACAGTCGGCTTGAAGCTCGGGTCGTCCTTGGCCTTCTGCACGCACTCCCGGAGGAACTTTCTGGACTTGATCGTGTCCAGTCCTGGGTTCGCTTTTATCCAGGCGTCTTCCTGCTGCCATTCGTCTGGACTGTCAAGCTCATAGATGAAAGGCAGGAAGTGCTCGTTCTGTATGTCACCCTTTAGAACGCCGGCAGCATATTCGTACTGTGCATCGAATACGGAGTTCCGGATGAAGCCGTTCGTCGTGATACAGAACAGCATCGGCTGGATCCGCGCTGACATAGACTGCTTCAGTAGGTCGTACAGGTCGCGGTTCTTGATCGCGCTCAGCTCATCAATCACGCAACAGTGAAGGTCGAGGCCATCCAGGCTGTTTGTGTTCGACGCCAGCGCTTTGATGTAGCCGAGGTTGTACGAGAAGTAAAGATCAGCTGCACGCTTCTTGATAATGGCCGCCAGATCCGGAGACTGCTGCACCATCTTGTGCGCCGCATTGAATGTCAGTTTCGCCTGGTCGAGCTGCGTGGCAGCCGTTACGCACTGCGGAGACCCTTCGCCGTCATTGACGAGCATGTCGAGCAGCACCGCAGAAAGCATCGTGGTCTTGCCGTTCTTCCGGCCTTCTATGATCAGGACCTCGTTGTACTTCCTGACGTCGTTGTCATCCACAAAGCCAAACGCCGCCTCCAGCTGTGCTTCCTGAAAGAGCTGCAGCTTGAGCGGCGTCCCGATCCGTCCTGATGGAGTTTTGCAAAAGTTCTTGATGAAGTTGATGTGCCGCATCGCACGCGCTTCATCAAAGTGGTATTTATCCGGCGTGTAGATGTCGTTCAGCAGTTTGTCGCATTCCGTCTTGATCTTCTCGCAGGCTGCTATCTCGCCGTCGATGATCTTCGTGCAATAAGCCTCTAACGCACTACTCATTTTCCTCGATGTATTTCAGCACCGGGTTCGTGACCGTCCTGTCCGTGCCGGATAACTCAGACAGGCGCCTCAGAACCGCGTTATAGTTCCGGATCGTCACGTTGTATGACTTCATTGCCGGATTTTCCTTCGTGACCTCGTACCCGTTGCCGGTCATGTCCTTTACGACCTCGCCTTCCGCCTTGATCCTGTCCCACAGGTTCGTCAGAGCCTCGTTCAGCTCCGCTGCGCGAAGGCACAGCAGCGTCGTCGCGTTCGGATCAGAGCTCCCGGGCAGGTACAGATCTAACAGCCTTTTGTTTTCTGCCTCGACGGTCTGTTTTTCGGTTTTTCTGCCCATAATATCGAGAACCCCTTAGTTCTGAAAAGTTTCACGCGATAAAATCGTTG